TTTTGATGTGCAGGAGGTCGCGTTTAATTACCTTGGCAATTTTGAAATGGCCAGTTACCAGGAATACATGTTTAACCCGGTTGCGAAGCTGGAATTCCCGGTGATGGTGATGAATGAAAATTATTTTGCTTTCGCGCAAGAGTTAAATAAACCGCCCTCGTTACTATCCGATGGGCTTATAAATAATAGAAACTACTTGCGAAACACTCACTATTGTTATTGTGAGAACAAACAAAATTCGAATTACGGTTATCCATTTACAGGTAATTAGTTTTTTCATATTTATTGGTTTAATTAGGTTGATTGCCCCTGACGTTTATCGTCAGGGGTTTTTTTATGCCTTTGCCTACTGCCAACTGCCTACCCCCGATAACTATCGGGGCTGCCTACTGTTTTTCTGTCCTTTCCCATCCCCCCTGCCCCCTGTAACTTGGCAAAAAAAAACAATGGCAGCAACCATCAGGCGAAACCTGGCACTGAAAGAATACGACATTAAGGAACTACCCACGGGCAAACAACCGGTGTTCAGTATAAAATTCATCAAAAACAATGGCGAACTGGTATTTATGCCCCGCGCCGTTGCCTGCGGGCTGAATGCAAATATGAAATCGAACCGTTTGCGCGGGTTTATTCCCGTTGATGCAAATAATGAAGGAATAGGCCACCCAACCCCGGTTAACATCGATGCAATTATCGAATGGAACGGAAAGAAAGTCCAATTGTAAATGAAAAATGAAAAATATAAATTAAAAAAAGGAATTACCCCGGCCCTAAAGCCTGCCCGACGTTCAGGCGGGGGAGTAAAGAACCATCCAACATATTTTGAACTACGGGAAAGCTCCCTTTAGGGCGGGGGGTAATTTTTAATTGACAATTTTTAATTTCTAATTGAATATGGCAAACTTAGTTTTTAACAACAACGGCGTTCCGCTGGTAGGCTTTGGCACCCGCAGCGGCATGTACATGAGTACCCCGGGCGCACCCGATGCAAAACCTAAAAAGGTGGCCGAACCTACCGACAACGACCCCGATAAAACACTGGCCGGAAATATCGAAATTGTCGACTGGGGCGCCGGTAACCGCTTCCCAACCGATGCCGACGCTATCATTAACTCGGTTTCAGTACTCAATTCCGGACTAAAATTTATCCGTAATTTTACGCTGGGGCAGGGCATTTTTCCGGTTACCGTTGAAGGGTACGACGACGACGGCAATGAAGTGCTGAAACCCATACAGGAAACGAAAATTCAAAACTTCGCCAAAAGCCGCCTGGTGCGCCGATACCTCGAAAAGGCAACCCGCGATTACCTGAAGTTTGGCCCCGCCTTTGTACAGTTGCTGCCAAACACCGATGGAAGCCAGATTGTGGGCATCAACACCATCAACGCCAAATACTGCCGCCTGAGCCGCGCAAACGCCAGTGGTATTATCGAAAAATGCATTGTTTCGGGCAAATGGCCCGATACGCCCGGCGATGGCGAATTTACAACCATCGACGCGCTCGACGAGTACGATCCGCAGGCCGACCTCATGCGCCGTAAAATGGGCAAACAGGTAAAAGGCCGTACATTTGTGCAGGTAATCCGCGATTCGTGGAGCAACAACGAATACTACAGCTCGCCAATATGGTACACCGCTTACACCGCCGGGTGGGTCGATGTGGCTAAAAAAATACCCGCTTTTCTGAAAGCAGCTTACCAGAACCAGATTACCTGGAAATGGCACGTTCAGATTCCTTACGCTTTCTGGGATAAAAAATACCCCGAGGCACAGTTTAAAACCACCACTGAACGCGAAGCTGCCATTTCAGGTTTTATGGACGAAATTGAGACCAACCTCTGCGATACCACCAACGCCAACAAACCTATTTTTACTTTTTTCGAAATCAACGGCCAGGGCAGGGCAGAGGAACAGTGGATTATTAAACCACTCGAAAACAAACTCAACAGCGAACAGGATCTGATTAGTTCTGCCGCCGCCAACTCCGAAATTTTGTTTTCGCTAATGATTAACCCAAATGTTTTGGGCGCAGGTATGCCAGGCGGAACCTACGCAGGCAACCAGGGCGGCAGCAACATCCGCGAGGCTTTCCTGGTGAACATTGCCAACGCATGGCTCGACCGCCAGAACCTGCTCGACCCCCTTGAAACTTACACCCGCTTTAATGGCGCGCCCGATAATATGGAATGGCGTTTCCGGAATACCATTCTTACTACTTTAGATACAGGATCAGGAACCAAAAAAACTTTATCATAATGCTTTTCACAACCATCGACGAAATAAAAAATTTCCTGCCCATTGGCGCCGGAAACGATTTTCTGAAGCTGAAACCACACATTCAGAATGCCGAAAACAAGTACCTGAAAGTATTGCTTGGCGCTGGAATGTATGACGAGCTGCAGGAATTCTACGAAGCTGAATACCCTGCCGAACCCACCAAAACGCAGGAGGCCACAAAAATACTCCTCGAAAAGGTGCAGCACGCCGTTATTCACCTGGCTTATTACCTGGGTTTCGATTTTATGAACGTTACAGCCAGTTCTGCCGGTTTTCAGCGTACCGAATCCGACAAACTGAAAGGATTGTACAAATACCAGGAGGATAACCTGAAACAGTATTTTTCCGACTCCGGTTTCAATGCCCTCGACGATGTGCTTGTTTTCCTTGAGGATAACATCGAACATTTTGGCGAGTTCAAGCTCGAACCGAATTACAACGCACTTAAGCAAAGTTTCCTGCCAACAGTGAAAATTGTGGAGGAGATTCCTTTTAATATGCAGGGCAGCCGCCTTACTTTGCTCGCCTTGCAGCCATCGGTTAAATTTGTTGAGGACACAACCATACGCACCACGCTGGGCGATGTCATTTATCTGGCGCTGAAAGAAGAAATGGTGTCCGATAATCCCGATGCCGGTTACGTAGCCCTGCTGCCTTACATACGAAAACCGTTGGTTTACCTTGCCAGCGCGCTGCTGATGGAAGAAACCGGCGCAACCCTGGGCGATAAAGGATTGTATTTCGAAAAAACAGATACAACGGTTCAGAATACAAAAATAAAAGGACCATCGGAAGCCGAACGCATTGCCGCCATGATTGCCCGCAACCGCAACATGGGTTATGCTTATCTCGATATGCTGAAAAGCTACCTTGCCACTAATTTCGAAATTTACGAGGGCACAACCGCACGCTTCAGCCGCGACAATACCGGCAAAAAAACATTCTGGGCATGAACACAATCGAAATAAAATATTACCCGCTCCCCCTGGTTCCCTGGCAGCGATCAGCGAAAGGAACACACCCCGAAAACTGGGAAGAGGTTACACCCGCGCAGCTCGTTGCAATTATTAAATCATTTCGCGGCGAAATCGAAACCAACGCCTTTCTGCATACCATGACAGGCATCAGCCGCCGGATACTCTCCCGTCTGGCGCCGTTTCACATTTATAACCTCGAAAACCTGCTCAGCTTTTTTTCCGACAAAAAACCATACAATACTTTTATAATTAAAAGTATTACGCTGTCTGGCAAAACATTTTTCGCGCCACAACCCAAACTAAAAAAAATGAGTTTCGGGCAGTTTATCTTTGCCGATACCCACTTCGGAAATTATAACTCTAAAAACGAAAAATCAGAGGCTTCCCGGTTCCTCTCCGCGCTCTATTTGCCTGCAAAAACCGGTTTTTCTGAAGATTTAATCGAACAAAACGCTGTTTTCGATAAAACCTCCCCCGTTTTGCTTGAGGCTGTCATTATTAATTACCTGCTTATAAAAGAGTGGCTGGTGCAAATTTACCCGCTGGTATTCGACACCGACAACGATGAGAAAAAACTCGATAAAGAGTTAAAAAAGCCAAAAGCACCGCGCGACCCCATGGCCTGGGTAAAAATATTCGAAATACTGGTTGGCGACGACCTCATTAACCAGGATAAATGGGCCGAAATGCCCGTTCACAACATATTCCGCTTTATGAGCAAAAAAATTAAGGAAAACATGAAAAGAAAAAAATAAACAACATGACAAAATTCAGCGACCTGGTTACTTACTTCGAAAACATTGCCCGCCTGCACAAATCAATTGCCCATACCGAAAGTAAAAAACATTTTTTCCGCTTCGAAATCGACGAGGTTCTGGCCGGGCTTAACCGTACCGATTCTGAATACCCGATGCTCATACTCGAAGGTTATCACTACGATTTTACCGATAACCGCAGCGACAACATCCTCAAAAACCGACGCGGCGCTTTTACGCTGCTGCAAAAAATAAACGACCTTACCGACCACGACGAGATTCACCAGGCATGGGACCACCTGGAGCAAATTGGCGACGATATTCTTGCCCGTATTAAAGCCGACAAATACAACCCGCTTACCCCTGTTGTGCGCGACTTCCAGTTTTCATCAGTAGATGCGCGCACCATCCTGAACGAAATTGGCAACGATGCCGGAATCCGTTACTCGTTTACAATCACAAGCCCGGCCCCGGCTGATGTTGATGCAACCCGCTGGTTTACCTCCGAAAGCGAATAATTATGGAAACAATTACAGGTAACTATGCCAACATTCAGAAACAAAACCAGGCAGTACTGACATGGGTTCCCAAAACACGCTCAAAACTAATTAGCTCGGCCCGCTGGTTCAGCGATGGCAAGACTGAGCCGATGGTAATTCGCGGCAAGGGAAGTAAACGCCGCAACGAGTATAAACTTGCAGCCAGCATACGCAGCAAAACCCGCGAGCAATTTGGCGAAATCGATACAATTACTTTTAGTTTCGAAAGGCATGGTGTTTTTGTGCACAAAGGCGTTGGCCGGGGTTATCCCATAAGAGGAGGGGGCCGCATAAAAAAACGGTCGGGCAAAAGCCGTGTGGCCGTTGAATGGTTTAACCCTGTGCTCGATAAAGACTTCCCGGAACTGGCAAACCGCATTGCCGAAATAAATGCCGATGCAGTATTAAATACAGGACGCGCAATAATAAAATAATGCCGGAAGC